ACTCAGTGCTACTGCTGAACTAAGCAGGTGCATTGTGCTTCCTACTCTTCGAAAGGAGTTGGCCACCATGACTAGGATCCGACACCAAGGTTATTATGGCCTTGAAGATGTGGACTATCATTGGACTGGCCACGGGTTCCCTGGCGGTACCCCTGGTTACTACAGTTTGCCTAACGGCTGGCAGAGTTTTGTCTACACATCGATGATGATTGATCGTCTTGTTACCGAACATCGGTATCATGACGTACCTGTCACTCGAAGGCAGAATCCTTGTCAGCACACTAAGTGGCTGTACACTGGGGACCGCTTGCACCCGTTTACTGGTGATCACGGTAGTGTGGTCACTCCCGATGAGGTCTTGCCTAGGCTTGATCTCACCGACCTTTCGTCGCTAGCCTCTCTTCCCTCGGAAGCCCTTCGTGAGTCTCTGCATCTTGAAGCCTTTAATGACTTTTCGACGCAGTTTCCGCAGCAAATGTCAGCTGCGGAATTCCTTGGAGGTATGCGCGAGCTGTCACAGCTCATGCCTAAACTCCAGGGTGACTTTCTGAAGGACGTAGCCGGCCTTCACCTGACCAACGAGTTCGGATGGCAGTCACTGCTGTCCGATCTCAGGGTCTTGAATGAAGTCGTCCAGAAGACTCGTGAGCGCCTTGAGTGGCTCCGCGAGACCTATGGGAAACCCACCAAACTCGGTTTCCTACGAAAGGATATCCTTCCCTACAGTGGGTTGGAATCTCTATCCGTAGAGCCCGTGCGTTGCTGGGGATTTCGCTACGAACTAATCGATCGTCGGGTAGACTACAGAGCTGGGGCTACATTGACCCAGTTTATGACTCACCTCGATGATACGATCGGTCTGCTGAGGGGGCTGACCGGTGCTTTTGGGCTCGATAATCCTGTTAAGGCGTTCTGGGAGGTTCTCCCTTTCAGCTTCGCTGTGGATTATGTGTTCAAGATTAGCACCCATCTGGACCGCCTGACTCGGGTTCAGCCCGCGGAGCCTTGGGAACTTTCCAAAGTTACCCATAGCCTCAAAGGCCTCTACCGCATTAAGGTAATCCAGGTAAATGACAACCAGTTGGGAACCTCTTCTCACGAAGAGTACCCGTTGGGTGTGGTCAGTCTTAACTACTATGAGAGAGGAGTAGGTCTTCCAGTCTCCCTGGCCACGTTATCGCCAGAGAGCTTTTCACCAGAACAGCTGGTGCTTCTGGCCGCAATCTTTGCCGGCCATTCACGATAGATAGGAGTTACAGTATGCTTGCCGACACGTTGGTTCTAGTCGACAATGCTGGAGTCTCGACGAACTTCTTTAAGCTGGCACCCTCGGGTGCCACCGTTCTGAGGTACGCTGAAGGCTCCACTACGTCGGCGCCGTACCATCTCGCCCTAGGCCATCAGGCCACCGGAAAAGGTGCTGCGGCGGTCGATCGACACCTTGGCTCCATGAGGGTTCACCTTATGGACGTTGGGGGTCTTTTGACACCCGTCCCTCTCGTGATCAACTACACGTTCGCCGTTCCTCGGCATGTCGTCTATACTCCAACGGTGATTCGCAACGCTGCAACGCAGCTTGCTGATCTCTTCTGGAGTCCGGCCGGCGCGTCGAATGAACGGATCGGGATCTCTGCTGACTTTACCCGATTCCTTAACGGGGAGTCGTAGTTAGTAGACCCGATCGTAGTCGGTAAGCCTTGTTCTGGAAAGGGATTCCATCATGGGTCTCTCGAAGAGCCAGGTCGGTTTTTACACCGCGCTCCTGTCTGAAACCCTGTTCGACGATCCCCTGCACCTCTGTAGCACTAGGTCCATCAAACGTGATATCGAGACCATTACGTCTCGCGTCGCCTATGAAGGCCTAGGATTCCTGACCAAGACTCTGCCCCGTTTGGGGAGAGCGCTGGATCGAGGACTCACGGAAATGCGTTTCACTATCCCAAGCGAGTTCAAACCCGCCAAGGATATGAGTACGCCTGCTTTCATGCAGGTCTACTTCAAACGCATATTCGACTGCGATGGGGGTCTCCTGGACGATGCAGATCCGGCCGCCATATCTCATGTGCGGCAAGTCTGCTTCCTTTTGTATAAGCTTGAAGTTCCGTATAAAGCTGCCGACGAGCGTCGAGTCATCGATCGCTTCGAGGCGGTGGAGTGCGAACTTAAGCTTTCTGATGATGCGGAGCCCTCCGATGAAATCATCGGAGCCAGCTACATCGTCAGGGGTGCCCTCAATGGATTTGACCATAAGGACATCCTGCCGAAGCATGGTCCGGGGGCTGTGGCGACTGGTGAGCGCCTCGACAAAAAGTGGGCCTTTGCCCGCCTGTACGACAGCATTCACCAGGTGTACCCCTACTACGATTACTTCATTGTAGGGGGTGGTCGTGAGCTGAAAGATCGATTGGACTGGTACATGTCCATGGCGCGCCTCAAAACGGGCTGCGCCAAGGTCGTACTGGTTCCAAAAGATAGCCGTGGTCCGCGTCTCATATCTGCTGA